TTTCTCATTTATGAGTTTCATAATTTTTATGAGTTTCATAATTTCTCATTTATGAAACTCATAAAAAATCATTTAAAGAGACGATTCTATAAATACTTATAAGATGGACAGTACGTTTGAAATCATAATCCGTAACAAAAGAATCTACGAATATTACAAAAAGAACACTGGAATAAATATTGAAACAATGAATCTTATATTATTGGATTTAATGGAAAGATTAAGTGTTGATATGACTGCTTTATTGCAGAATACATTTCAAGGACAACTTTTGTCAGAAGTAAAGGATGTAAAACAACAGCTGCTTAGTGAAGTAAAAGAGATGAGACAACAGATTACATCATTTCATGAGTCTTTAAGTACAAGAATTAATAAAACAAATGAAGAATTTATAGAAAAAACAAAATTAGCATTCTCTCTATGTACAAGTGATAACAAAGAACATATGACTCAACTTTTAAATCGTAATTCAGATATCTTTATTGAAAGATTGAATTCAATCATACCTAAAACAAACGAAGAAATGAATAAAAAAATACAAGACCAATTGAGTCTCGTACATAAATCTATACAATTAGATATTCAACAATATTTAAATAAATCAGATGCACCATTAACAGAATTTATTTCGAACTTTGATTCAAAAATATCTTCTATTCAGCAACCCATATTTTCATTTATTACAAATCAAGGACAAATGATGTCAGATGTAAAAGATATTAAACAAACGGTAGGTTCTATGCAGGACCACATAATTATTGCGTTACAAGAAAATAATCGTTCATTTTTAGAAACAACTAAGTTGATTATTTCAGCATCTAATAATGAAAACACTGAAAAAATTACAAATGTATTAAATAATTCTACTGAGGCATACATCGATAAAATACGAACATCATTACCAATCATGCATGATGAACTTTATAGGAAAGTACAAGAACAACTATTACTATCTCAAAAAACAATTGAATGTGAATTGAAACAGTATCTTACAAATAAGTCTGATACAACCTTAAAGGATTTTATTTCGAGCTTTGATTCAAAGTTATCTTCTATTCAGCAACCCATATTTTCATTAATTAATTCAAATCAAGATAATATTTCTACAAAAATTGGTACTGTAAAAGATGATTTGCTTCTTACAAAAACCGCAACAGATAAATTATACATAGAAATGAATGAGTATTTAAATAGATATAAATCATCGTCACAATTCAAAGGTGCAGTTTCTGAAAAAACATTACATGAATTATTGGTTAACATGTTTTCACAAGAAGAAATTCTAGTTACCACAGGCATACCTCAATCAGGTGATTTTATTTTAATAAAGGGTAATGAAGAGTATATTATGTTTGAGACAAAATCATATCAAACAAATGTTGATATAAAAGAGGTTGAAAAATTTCAACGAGATGTGCGTAATAAAAAACTGCATTCTATTATGATGAGTCAATATACCGGAATTGTTAGTAAAGGACCGTACGAAATAGAAATTAATGAATATGGATGTATTTTAATCTATCTACATAAGGTAAACTTCTCTCAAGAAAAAATTAAACAAGCAATAGATATTATTGAAAATATGGCACCAAAAATTAAACAGATTACAGAAGAAGAATATCAAAATGGAATTATTATTGATAAGGACGTACTTAATAGAATTAACAAAGAGTTTATTACATTTTTAGATAATAAAGAAAAATTAAAAAATTTTTTAAAAGAACAAAATAAAATGGCTTGTATTCAAGTAGATTCATTAGAAATGCCTGACCTAAGCGGGGTTTTAAGTGAGAAGTTTCCATCTTCTAAAAAATTACCTATTCATTGTAGTAAATGTGACTATGGTTGTTATAATAAAAAACAATTATCAAATCATCAAAGGTCTGCTCATCCATCTAGTAAAGAAAATATACAAGAAACGGAATTATCTGAAGAAAATGAAATCGAAGTAAAAGAAAACAAATTTACAGGTATGTCTTTGTCTCAACTAAAAGATGAATGCAGGAAGAGAAAAATAAATACGTCCGGAAAAAAGAAAAATGATTTGATTGAATTGATTCAATCATCTAGCACGTCATAACATTACAAAACCTCCTCTTAGGTCGAGACAATGTTTTAAGTATTTAATATGATGATATCTTTATATGACAACAAATTCGAATTTTTTGTCATTCTTGAAAAGAAATAAGATAAGTGATAAAGGGTCTGCTATTTTACTAGATGAAGAATTTAGTGAGGATATTTTAAGAAGTACTCCCATAAATAAAATACTTAAGGAATTACGAGAAATAGATGTACCAAAGGGTGACACCGTTCGTTTAAGAGCATGGAGAAAATCTCTAAACGCGTCAAAAAATCGTAGCCAGTCTGCCAATAGAACACGGTCTTCAAGCAGAGGAAGGTCCGCAAATAGAACCCAGTCAAATCGTAGCCGCTCTTCAAGCAGAACCCGCTCTTCAAGCAGAACAAGGTCGAGACAAGCGGAAGAACCGCCGCCGATTAAATTGTATCGCCAAGAATCTGTAAGTGAAGACCTCTTAACAGAATTGACAAACGTGGAGACACGAAAATTAATGGATAGACTTATGGAACAAGGTACAAAAGATGTTATCTATGAAGGAGACCCGGTTCATTTATCCAAAAGAAATGGTTTTTCAAGCGATTTAAAACAAGATATGCGTAGTATATATTATGCATGGCTTCTTCCGAATGGGAAAGAAGCCTTTCATTTAACATTGAACCATACTGAAAATGAAAAACACGCAAATCGTTCTGGATACAACAGAGATGTAAATGGAGCCTTCCATTTGAGACTGATTACTACGCATAGTAAACCTATAAGAAGAATACTTGTTAATTTAATAAATGATGTCTATGAAATTACGATTTGTAATGGTAAAAAGGGAGAAGTAGAGCGTATCGCAAATATAATTGTACCAATCATCGCACAATATTACCAGGAAACTGGAAGGACCTCAGCTATTGTACAAGGAAGATGTTAACAAATTTTATTTTTTTCTAGATAAGGCAAAACAATTAGTATTTTAAATAAAAACCAAATAAAGATAGAATTAGTCAAAAAACACCACATTGAACCAAATGAATTCTTATAAATAATGACGCTGTATAAAAGAAACAATGAAACAAAGAACGCATATACTGGATAACTTAAAAATAAAGTTAAAAATATTAACATGTATATGACAAATACGATTCTTTCACAATTTTGTAGATAGTTCCATTTCCAATTCAAACTATCATTTTTATCTATGGTCGTTTTAAAATCTACCGGATTGTAAAAATACTTATAGGTATAAACAATTATCAATACAGAAAAATACAAAACAAATAACAAATATTTAAGGGTATTGTACATTTTTGGAATTAGTAGTAATATAGATAGGGGCTGAACTATTCTAACCAATATTAAACCTAACGCGGAAAATGTTTTATTCATTTCAATGTTTTTGGTACGAATACTTTTCCATAAAAAATATTCGATGAATTGCATGAAAGAAAAACTAAACAAAACTAAATAACAATAACCATTTTTAAAATCATTAATCTTATATTGTGTATACTTATTGTTATACCATATAAATAAAAGGGTTAATGTTGAAAATACAAATGTATTTAATGAAACATTCTCGTTCCAACACATTATATTAACATTATATAATAGTCAAGTATTTCACAATACAAGATTATTGACTTCAATAAGTATTACGTATGGTATAAATTTTAATTATAACTTTATACCCTATATGTTTGTTTTAGGACTTATTATTTTTTTACATCTCCTTATCTACGTCATTATTGGCAATTGCGTACTTTTTAATATCAATACAGGAATTACTCTTGTAGTATGGCTTCTTTCTATTTATTTATCAATTCGGTACAAAAAGAATATATATTTATTGATACCTGTACTACTTCTTTTTATGAATGAATGCATGTATGTAAATTTCAACCTAGACGCGTTTGACGGACCGTCAAGGACCAAACTTTTCTATGACATCACAACCACTTATTTTATTAAAAATGAAGGCAAAAACACGAATTTAACAGAAGGTCTTTATTTAAAAGACATACACGATAATAATTCTCTCATGACAGAAGAAGAATCAAAACAACTGTCTCCTGAAAAGGCCAATACAAATAAATACGAAAAATTCTTCATGTTTTTAAATATCGACCCCTCTGAATACAAAAACCTTAAAATACTTGACTTGGGGTGCGGGAATGGAGATTTTATTAAGTACTGTAATTCTTTAGGTATGAAAACATCCGGTATGTCTATTTCAAAAGAACAAGTATTACATCTCAAAAAACAGAACCTTGATGTCTATGAAGGTAGCTATCGAGAACTACAACCTCACTTTATCGGAAAATATGATATTGTTACTTTTTGGGGGTCCTTAGAGCATATTACTCAGGCGTACCCCTGTTCCAAGAGTGGTGAAGAAAAAGCAGAAAGGGTAATAAATATGATAATGGGTCATGTAAAACAATACTATGACCCAAAATCAAACTATAAACTATTGTTTAATACAACTTTGCATATGAATCGAGCGTTATGCAAGGATAAACTAAATACATATTTATTGGAAAGAGCATATGGTGGATGGTATTTTTATGATGAACCAAAACAGACGCTTTCCGATAAAATAGAAAAGGTTGGGTTTAAAAAACTTAAACAGGATGATTTTACATATCATTATTATATGGTCACTAAAATCGACCCGGACCATTTTGGATGTCCAGCCTATCCAAATTTTTACAATATGGCGGCTCTATTTTTTGGTATATTTATAAACCCTAATTTAATCGCGATGTCTCTCTATATTCTAAGAGGCGAGTGGATGTGGCAATTTGATAATAAGCCACACTTGTTTGACCAACCTTGTAAAAATTGTACCTTTGAACATGATAGGTCAAAACGTCCAACCACCCTGTTATGGAGTCTCAACAAGTTGGAATAAATATTTTGTATTATAATTCTTAAAGGGAAAATGTAATGGAGCCTTTAACTTTGCCTGTAACTTTTCCCGTCACGGTCCCAACTTTGCCTGTCACTTTGCCCGTCACTTTGCCCGTTACTGTACCAACTTTGCCAACTGACCATGTAGAAAATCCAATGGTCCAAGAAATAAAGTTGTATGCCGACCAAATAAAATGTGATAATTTCAAAGGAAAAGGTACCATGGATGATTATACCCT